AAGTATATTAACAATAGTAACACTTCTATTTAAACATTGTCAGCAACAATGGCAACGTCTATTAATAATAGAACAGCAGCTATTACATCTGTTAACACTCGTATTAATGCGGTATCAGTTGTTGCTGCAAATGTTTCAAGCACAATGGCTACGTCTATTAACAATAGTAACACTGCTCGTGCAACATTGTCAGCAACAATAGCTACTTCAATTTCAAACGCAAATGCTGCGGCTGTAGCTTTTGCCATTGCATTAGGCTAACTTTTAGGATATAATATTACTATGGCTAATTCATTTAAATTATCAACCGCTTCATCTGTAGGCACAGCAGAAGTATCTGTTTATGCTTGCCCAGCAAGTACATCAGCAACAATCATTGGCTTAACAGTTGCAAATATTATTACAAGTCAAATTACTGTTGATGTTAAAATTAATGATGGAGGCGCATCTAAAATTCATTTAGTGAAAGACGCACCAATTCCTCCAGGAAGTTCTTTAGTTGTTGTGGGTGGAAATCAAAAGGTAGTGTTAGAACCAAATGATGTTGTAATTGTGCAGTCTGATACTGCCTCTTCTGCTGATGTTACACTAAGCCGCTTAGAGGTTACCTAATGTCTTATTTAGGAGTGGAGCCTGCCTTTGCTGGAAACAGAAATCTTATAGATACTTTTACTGGTGATGGCGGCAGTCCAACAGTAAATGCCTATATAAAATATGAAAATGGTTTTATTATACAATGGGGCTTTGCTGTGTTAAGCACAGGCTCAACTACATTAACTTGGCCTGTAACCTTTCCTACTAGTTGTTTTCGAGCAGTAGGATTTAAAACACCAGCATCTAATCAAACAGGTAAAATTTGTAGTAATACAGAACCATCAGCATCTAACTGGACAAATATAGATGTAGCAACAGATGGAACATATAATTGGATAGCAGTAGGAAATTAAAATGTCATACATAGGTTCGGATACAAAATCAAGTCTTGTAGACCCAGGAACTCTTTTTCCTGCTTTTTCTGGTGCTACCTCTGGATATATTAAATTTGCTAATGGTTTTATTTTTCAGTGGGGAAAAGCTTCGTTGACTAGCTCATCGGGTCAAAGCATTACTTGGCCTGTAGCATTTCCAACTGCTTGCTTTAGGGCAATGGGGCATAGAACAGACGGAACAAATCAAACAGCTAACATATGTGGAACTAGTGACCCAGGAGCAACAAGCTGGACTAATATAGATACGGCAGCAACTGGTTCGTATTCTTGGTTTGCGGTAGGAATTTAAAATGAGTATATTTGCACACATAGACGAAAATAATATTCTTAAGGGTTACTACACTAAAGAAATTCATAGGACTATTCCAGAGCCTAATATAGAATTAACTATAGACCAATGGCAGAACGCACTTAATAATAATCATAATAAAATTAATAGTGATGGAACATCTGAAAGCATTGATGTTCGAACAACAGAACAAAAAGCATATAGCATTAGAAAGAAAAGAAATAATATTTTAATGGAAGATGTTGACCCTTTTGTTACTAACCCATTACGCTGGGCTGGATTAAGCTCATCACAACAAACAGAGGTAGAAACATATAGACAAAATCTTTTAGATGTTCCTAGTCAATCTTCTTTTCCTGAATCTGTTACATGGCCAACAAAACCAGATGTTTTAAACGGATAGTTAAATGTCTTACATAGGAGAAACAACTACAAATAGTAAGGCTGCAAGCTTTACAACTGATGCGGATGTATTAACTACAGCAACTACATTTATTACAATTAACAATTGGAACGAGGATTTTTCTTCTAGCTTGTGTACATATACATCTTCTAGTGGTATATTTACAATAAACGAAAAAGGAGATTACAAAATTGATTCTCTTTTATCTTTTAATGCTGATAGTGGTCTTCGTTTAGGTGTAGAAGTAGAATACACAAAGAATACATCTATTACTGAATGGGCTATAAAGGGCGGTTATATTAGAAATAATTCTGGTGCGCAAGAAACACAGACTAGGCTATCAAGAATTAGTTCATTAGAAAAAGGAGATACTATACAGCTTCGTGTAAGACGTACAACCTCTGCAACTGACTCAAATACACTTAAAGCATTAAGTGGACAATGTAATTTAGCATTTATAAAATTAGAAGCGGGTTAATATAAAATGTCATATATAGGGTCTAATCCTGGAAGGTCTTTAAGATTTGCTAGTTATAGTGATACTACTGGCGGAACTAGTTGTAACTCTTCAAGCGACACGAAATTAAGTATTTGGTCTGAAGATTTTGCTGATGACATATACAGCCTGTCTTCGGGTACGGTTACTGTTGGTCAACCTGGTTTATATGAAATACATATATCATTAACAATAACAGGAACAACATCTAACTATAGATACCAGCCTTGGATTACACTCAAGAAAAACGGGACAGAGATAGGTGCATTTTATGGGGGACACATTAGGGCAAGTACGCAGCAACAAAATTACTTTATGAATGCTTCGTATAGTAGATTATATCAACTTGAAGAAGACGATGAGATTGAGGTTTTTATTAGAAGAATAAGCACTGTATCTGGTAATGCAACTACAGTAGCTAATATGTGTAACCTCCATTTTATACAGCTGCAAAAGACGGTTATTTAATTATGTCATATATAGGAAGAACGCCTTCTACAGATGTTAAAGCAGCAAGCTTTTATTACACTGCGTTTACGGTTGTTGATTCAACATCTTTTATTACGCTTGATTCGTGGAAGTTAGATTTTGGACATGATATTTATAGTGTTTCTTCTGGAGTAGTTACAGTTTCTGAATCAGGATTATATGAAATTAATACTTCCCTAGGAATCCAAGATAATGCTGGAACGACCAACTATAGATATACATGTGAATTAGAATTTTTAAAAAACGGTACAACAAGAATTGCAGCAACCTCAACTGGTTATCTTAGAAGAAGAGATGGTAATAATTATATTGCACCTACCCTGAAAAAAACAGTCGAGTTAAATGCAAATGATACTGTAGAGGTTCGAATAAAAAGACTTAATTCTGTGTCTGGTGGTGCTTTTATGGTTACTACTCCGTCAAGAAATAACTTTGATTTTGTAAAATTAGAAAGAACTTTGTAGTGTATTGCCTGACAAAGGGTTTTATTGTATAATACAGAGATAACTATTAGCTAGGAAAGATATGGATACAGATAAAACATTGGTTGATATTAGTGCGCTTGGTGTAACCGCAGGTGCTTTTTTTCAGGTGCTTCCTAGCATAACTGCTTTGGCCTCATTGATTTGGGTTTGCATTAGAATTTATGAAACAGAAACAGTAAAAAAACTGTTGGGTAAACAATAGGAATTAAGATATGGCTTCTTCATATACATCAAGAATTAGATTAGAAAAGCAAGGTGACGGTGAAAACGCTAACACATGGGGGTTGCGATTAAATGAAAATACTATTGACATAGTTGACGAGGCGGTTGCTGGTTATGAAACTATAAGTGTTGATGGTCTAACATCTGCAACCCTTACTGCTAACAACGGAACTGCTGACCAATCAAGAAACATGGCATTAAGATTTACGGGAGCTTTGACTGCTGATTGTACAGTTGTTGCCCCTGCTTCTGAAAAAGTTTACTTTGTTAACAATGAAACAACAGGCGATAAAAACATTGTATTAAAATCTGGAACAACTTCTGAAACTATTTATCCAAGCACTCCAGCATTAGTTGCTTTTGATGGAACAAACTCTGTAAAGCTTGATGGCTTTGCTCCTGAAACTTCTATGCTTTTCTATCAAGCAACAGCACCTATTGGGTGGACAAAACAATCTATTAACGATAAAGCTTTAAGAGTAGTAAGTGGGTCAGGTGGAAGCACAGCAGGAACTACAGCATTTAGTTCTGTTTTTGCAGCAAGAACTCCAGCTGGTACTATGTCTGGTTCTACAGCAGGACACGCTATAACGCAAGGTCAACTGCCATCACACTTTCACTATCAGTTTGTTAATAACGCAAGCGGTAGTGGAACTGTAGGAGCTAGTACTTTTTCAGCAGTAAAAACTGCAGGTGGTGGCTTTGATAATGAATATGATATTCAAAGACCAACCTCTGCAGCAAGTGCCACAGACCCTAATGTGGGCAGGTCAAAAAGTATTGGTGATAATGAAGAACACACCCACGGTGCTGGCACTTTAGCCTTTACTGGGACGGCTATGGATTTTGATGTGCAATATGCAGATGTTATTATTTGTACCAAGGATTACTAAATGAAATTAGAAGTTAAGGATAATTGTCCTTTAAATAATTTTGAACCTTGTAAAAAATTAGATTGCGCTTGGTTTATTGAAATGGCTGGAACTAACCCACAAACAGGGGAGCAGGTAAATGAGTGGGGATGCAGCATGGCTATACTCCCTATGCTTATGATTGAAAATGCTAGACAGTCTTCCCATACGGGAGCAGCGGTTGAAAGTTTTAGAAATATAATGGTTGAGCAGCAAAAAGAATTATTGTCAATGGCTAACTCTGGAGAGGTTGAAACAAAACTTATTAAATAGATATGGCTTCTACAGATACACAATTTTTAAGTTTAACTTTTGTCCCTGGTTTTCACAGGGAGTCAACCAAGTATGCCGAAGAGGGTAAATGGTTTGATGGAAACCGTGTTCGTTTCCGTGAAGGTAAACCAGAAAATTTACGTGGATATGAAAAGTTTTCTACTGATACTATATCTGGTATTCCTCGTGACATTCTTACTTGGACAGATAATAACACACGTAAGTATGTAGCTTATGGTACTAATACGCAGCTATATGTAGTACAAAACGAATCTAGAACTGACTCTACGCCTGTTGCTACAACAACTAGTGTATCTAATAACTTTGATACTTCTGCTGGTACACCAAGAATAAAAATAAATTTAGGCTATACACCAAGTCAAAATGTTAGCGTTGGAGATAGAATTGAATTTACCAGTGTAGATAATTTTTCGGGAACAAGTGTTAACGGAACCTTTGCAATTACGTCCGTTAGCGCACAGGATGCTTTTTTTATTAATGCAAACCAAAGTGCTACATCTAATTCTACAGGAGTGGGTGGAACTAATGGAAGAATAAATCTTTTAATACCAAATGAAAGTTCTGATGCTATCCAAGGATTAGGTTATGGTGCAGGTGTATATAATGCAGGCGTAAGCACCACAGGAGAACGAGCCTGGAATGTTCCCGCCTCCTCTTCTGATATTGTTTTTCAAGGCACTCAATGGACGTTTGATTCTTATGGAGAAGACTTACTAGCCTTACGCCGTAAAAGTCAAATTGCATATTTAGATGTTTCTGAAAATAATTATACTGTTGCTCGTGCAAGTATTGTAGGAACTGCACCATACGCAAATAGCTTTATTGTGTCACCTAATGATGGTCATGTTGTTTGCTATGGTGCTTCTACTACTGCAACAGACCCTACAATTATTCCAATGCGTGTCTCTTGGTCTGACCAAAATAACTTTAGGATTTGGATACCTAGCGCAACAAATACTGCAGGCTTTGTTAATTTGACTGAAGGGTCGAGAATTATTGGCGCAGTGCGTTCTCGTAATACAATTAATATTTGGACTGATAAGGCCATGTATATCCAAGAGTTCGTAGGAACTCCTTTTATATTTAGGTTTACGCAAGTGGGTTCTAATTGTGGTATGATTGCACCGCACGCAGCTGTTGATATTGATGGCGTATCTTATTGGATGGGCGATAATAATTTCTATATGTATGATGGCCGTGTTAATACTATGCCCTGCACAATACGCCGACATCTTTTTGATAGTTTTAACATGACTCAAAAAGATAAAGTATATGCGGGAATTAATAGTGAGTTTAAAGAAATTATTTGGCTATATCCAAGCAACGATAGTGTAGAGCCTAATTCTTATGTAATTTATAATTATGAAGAACAAACGTGGGTCTATGGTAAGCTGTTTGAAAATGGGATTACAACTACGTTTGCAGACCGTAATGTATATGATACTACTATTTTAACTGGACGTACATCTGCAACGGGCGATATGCTAGTATGGGATAACGAGCCTGATAATATTTATACAGGTGATGGTCAGGCACTTACGTCATTTGTTGAATCTGCAGAGTTTGACCTTGATGAGGGTAAGCAGTTAATGTTTGCAGATAAACTTATTCCTGACTATACCTTTAGTGCAGGAGAACAGATTAAGTTTTCTATTAAGACACGTAGGTATCCATCGGATGACTTCCAAGAGAAGGGTCCGTTTATTATTGATGCTAATACGCAAAAGGTGAACATGCGTGCTAGAGGTAGACAGTCTGTTGTTCGTGTATCTGCAGATGCTGCAGGTCAGTGGCGTTGGGGTTCTGTAAGATTAGCTGTTCAGCCTGACGGTGAAAGATAATGGCTAACTTTCCAAAGTATCCTATAGGTAAGCCAACCACTGCTGATGAACTGCATTCAGATTTAACTCGCTGGGCTAATGAGCTTACACGTGAGCTAGATACTGAAAGCTTGCGGCAGGACAGTACACCGTCAACAAAAATATATACGGTAGTTACAATTACTGATATTGGTAGACCACAGCAGGGCGATGTTGCCTATGCTATTAGTGTGGGTAAGTTTAAAGGGTACACAACTACGGCTGCTGGGTGGGTAGATTTCCACTAGTTGTCTGGTATATTTGATATAAATAGGGTATAATATTACAATGTATGAAGGTCTTGCAAACATATTACAGTTAAAGGGAATGGGTATGACAGAGGATGCTACAGGTATGCCTCGTGCTTTTCGTCTTGCCGATATGATTTCTGTTATGTCAGCACAAGCTATGCCTAAACAGACTATGCAACCCGCACCAATGCCACCACAAATGTCTGCGCCTGTGTATCGTGACAAAGGCGGTAAAATGGTAGACGGTGATGACTATGTTGTTGATGCTTATACAGTTGCTGCCCTTGGTAATGGTTCATCTGAAGCGGGAGCAGAAGCCTTAGATAATGCTTTGCCTCAAACAGATAATGCTGACCAAAGCTATAATGGCATGGTGACTGCAGAAGATGGTGATGGTATGTCTGATAATGTAGAATTTAGAGTTGAAGATGGTGGTAATATTGAGCGTGCTAAAATTAGCAAAGATGAATATATTATTGACCAAGACCAAGTTGCTGCTCTTGGCGGTGGTGATGTGGATGAGGGTACACGCAATCTTGATAAGATGCGAGAAGAAATTAGACAGGCTGCATATGGTACAACCGAACAGCCTAATGAGATTAACGGAAAAAAACTTGCAAGTGATATAATTAAGGGACTAGCATAATGGGATTTTTTAGTGGTAAAACAAAAAAGATTACTACGGGTGGTGAGTTTATTCGTGGTATTAAAGGAGAAGGTGAATCACTTAGACCTTTAGTTGGCACAGCAATTGAAGCCGCACAGCGGCCCTTCCAAGCTTATGATGTGGGTCAAAGATTTGCAGGTTTTACTCCCGAAGAATTACAGGCAATGGAACAGCAGCGGGGCATTGCTGGTCTTGCTCCTGCTGGTATGCAGGAAAGACTTGATGAGCTTGCTGGTCTTCGTCAACAAGCAATGGCGGGTATTGGTGCAGAAGATATTGCTGCTAAGAGACAATTACTTGACCCTATGACAGCAGCTCAAACACAAGCTGCTCAACGTGGTCTTCAGCAAGCCCTAAAAACTATTGGTGTAGGTGCGGGTGGCGCAGGTGTCGGCGCTCTTGAAGGCGGAAGGGCAGATATTTTACGTGGTGGTGCAGCAGGAGAGTTTGCTCAAACACTTGCAGACATTGAAGGGCAAGCGCAAGAAAGAGCTTTAGGTATGACTGAAGCTGACTTGTCCAGACGGTTAGGTACTGGCGCAGCTTTGATTGGTCAAGAGCTGGGTGTAGAGCAAGATATATATGGACGCAGGCTGGGAGCAACTCAACTACTATCAGATGTAGGTACAAGACAAAGAGAGCTTGAACAGCAGCGTAGAGACTTTACATATGGTGAAGCTATGCGTGAAGAAGAAGCTCCTTTTTTAGCGGCTCAACGTGCTACTAGTGCAGTGGGTGGTCTTGCTGGACTAATGACACCACAGCAAACACAATTAATTAAAAAGAAATCTGGATTCCAAAAAGCTTTAGGCGCAGGTATGATGGTTGCTGGTGCTATGACAGGTAATCCAGCAATGATTGCAGGTGGTGCAAATCAAGCCGCTAAAACTGGTGGTGGTATTTCTAGACTTGCTATGGGCGGCTCACCTAATGTTGTTGGTAAAAGTGATTCTAATTTTTTAAAGAAACTATTTAATAAAACAAAATTTAGCAATGACATGACTCAAGATGAAATGGATGAAATTGCAGATATTGAAAATTTTTCTGATGAAAAATATGGAACAAGTTATGGTAAAGAAAGAGAGCAAGCCAAAGCATCTGATGAACAACGAGCAGCAAGAGCAGCTGAATTAATATCTAAAGGGTCCTCTATGATGGACGATGAGGTTATTGATATGGGACCAGCGCAGCTTACTCCTGCTCAACAAAGAGCAAGAGGCCGTTACTTCCAAGCAGGCGGTGGTATTGCA